GAAGCAATTACCAAAGCTAGGGGATCAGTCTTCCCAGTGGACATCGGTGGCAATCGAGTGCAAGTCCTGGCTACCTACAATCCCGCCCACGTAATGCGTGAACCGCGCATGGAGATTGTGTTCCGTATGGACCTGGGCAAGCTAACCAAATTGCGAGAAGGCACGTTCAATGTTCCACACATTGATGCTCTCATCAATCCCACCTACACCGAGGCGCTTGATTTCATTCGATGGGCAAAGACTCTCAATGCTCCCGTTGCCTACGACATTGAGACGATGGCTGGAGAAACAGCATGTGTTGGTTTCGCGCCATCCAACGAGGTTGGCATCTGCATCAACTTTCGTAGTCAAGGGGAGAACCACTATACGCTTGCACAAGAGCAGACCATCCGGCTGGAACTCCAAGATCTTCTATCGAAACCTACGCTGCAACTCGTGGCGCAGAACGGCCACTATGATGCAACGTGGCTTTGGTTCAAGGACCGCATCCGCGTTCACTCGCATTGGTTCGACACGATGCTCGCACATCATTACCTATACCCCGGACTGCCACATGATCTGGGTTTCATCACAGCCCAATATACCGATCACCCCTACTACAAGGACGACGGCCAGCTATGGAAAGAAGAGGGTGACATCGATGCGTTCTGGCGATACAACGTTACTGACTGTTGCATCACACGGATTGCTGCCGAGGCAATGGAGCGTGAACTATTAGACGCAGGAATGCATGAGCGGTTCCACTCGCATGTCATGCGATTGCAGCCTGAGCTTGTGCAAATGACAGTCAACGGAGTGGGTGTCGATGAGCGACTGCAATCACAGTTCGCCGATGAGCTTGGACGAAGCCTGGAAACTGCAAACGAGTTATGCCAAAGCAAGGCTCGTGTGGCAACTGGCATACCAGATTTCAGCTTCAATCCCAGGTCCCCTATGCAGCTCGCTAATCTCCTCTTTGGAGAGTTACACTTGGTCGGCAGAGGAAATAGCACTGATAAGGAAAATCGTGACCGTATTAGGCGCCACCCAAGAACTCCAGCACCAGCTAGAGACCTTATCACGGCCATTGATCGATACTTACAAGAGGCCAAGTTCGTCAGCACCTACGTCAACGCAGAGCCAGACACCGACGGACGCTGGCGATGCGCCTACAAGCAAACCGGAGTAGCCTCTGCACCTGGGCGACTGAGTAGTTCGCAGACTGCCTGGGGAACTGGACTAAACATGCAGAACATCCCAGAGAATGCGAAAGGAATGTTCGTTGCACCGCCTGGCTGGGAGTTCAGCTACTTCGATATGTCACAAGTCGAGGCTAGGATAGTTGCCTGTTTGGCACACATCCCTGTGTGGCTTGACCAATTTGAAAAAGCTCGCTTGCATCCAGGAACATACGATGCACATTGTGCTCTAGCCTCTACGATGTTCAAGGTGGACTATGAGCAAGTTCCGAGAAAGGATCACGACGGAGCAGGTGGACATACCATTCGGTATGTTGCCAAACGATGTCGCCACGGCCTCAACTACAGGATGGCCGCAGATCGGCTTGCCACAGTCACTGGACTCCCTGCTGTCGAAGCTGAACAAGCCTATCGACTCTACCACATGGCAACTCCAGAAGTCACTGTGTGGTGGGATGACTTGGTTTCACTCGTCCGCAGGGACCGTGCTATTACAACCTGCCTCGGACGACGATGGTTGCTTATGGAACGATGGGACGATGCAGCCCTAGACAGCATCGTTGCGTTCGAGCCGCAGTCGATCAACGGCGACCACACTGCAAGTGTAATCTACAAGTGTCACTCTGATCCTGAGTGGCCTGCAACCGCCCGCATCTCGATCAATGTGCATGATGCCAACATCGCGTTGAACAAGATCGAGGACGGGCCGGTTGTCAGGGCCATCATGAAGCGGTATGCTGAGGAACCGCTGTGGATCAACAGCGTGAAGAACAGGCTAGACGGGATCGACAACCCGACGAAGCTGATCGTGCCTGCCGAACTAGGCGTGTCGAAGCCAGACAAGGACGGGGTGCATCGGTGGAGTGGTATCGAGAAGGTGACAGCATGAAAGAAGTTCAGCTCACCCAAGGCTATGTAGCTCTTGTAGACGACGAAGACTACGAAACTGTTGTGGGCTATAATTGGGCTGTAAGTATAAGGCCAAATACTTGCTATGCATCGAGCAATCTATTCCAAGGCAGAAATGCGGCAAGGATATATCTTCACAGATTTATCCTAAAATTGCCTCCCGAGATACAGGTAGACCACAAAGACAGAGATGGCTTGAACTGTCAAAGATATAACATGAGGCTTGCGGACTGGCAGAGAAATGGACAAAATATTATCCAACCGCAAACGGAAAGCGGATCAGGATATCGAGGTGTATACAAACATCATTACAGTGAACGATGGATAGCAAGAATACGAGACAACACAGGACGAAAGCGTTACCTAGGCACATTTGAAACTGCGGAACAAGCGGCTGCTGCCTACGATGAAGCTGCTCTATTATATCATGGAGAGTTTGCTGTATTGAACTTCCCATGAAGAGTTACCTGAAGCTAGTCCCAGAGGACAGTTTCATAGGTCGATACCTCCGGTTCATGCAGAGGCAGGAGACTGCTTACGCATTCGATTGGTGGTGTAGTTTGTGGGCGATCGCTGGGGTATGTGGTCGTGAAGTCTACGTTGCACGACCACGTGCACCTGTCTTCCTCAACATGTACTTGATCCTCGTGGGTGAGAGTGGTGTAGCACGCAAGACTACGAGCGTATCCACTGCCGGTGGTCTGGTGCGCACAGTCCTGAGTGCCACGCATGAGATCGGCTACCTTGATGCGAAGATGACACCAGAGAAGCTAGATGACATCTTGCACCAGAGCACCATGGAGTTCGGTAATGCACAGCTTTGCATTGCCATCCCTGAGCTGGCTGTGTTCCTGGGCACCGAACGCTACACTGCACATATGCCCACGCTGCTCACTGATCTCTACGACTGCCCTTCGCACAGGCACGGTGGTGGTACCATTGAGCGCGGGTCATGTATCCAGCGCAACGTGTGGATCTCTTTCCTATCCGCTAGCACCCCTATATGGCTACTCAAGACAGTCAATCCAAACGTGGTAGAGGGCGGCTTCACGTCACGCTGCATGTTCATCTTCTCCAATGAGCCTAAGCAGAAGATACCATGGCCTGATGGCACGGACACATCTGATGACAGATCCTGGTTGCTCGCTGATCTCCGATCCATCCGAACCAGAGCTACCAACAGCGAACCTATCCTACTCACTGAGGGTGCAATGGCTGCCTTCCGTGGATGGTATAACAAGCGCGATCGTGCGTTGGACACTTATCGACAATCGTTCGAAGCGCGTGAAGATTCGCACGTCCTCCGTGTCGCTGCACTACTCTGCATCAACGACGGCTCGTGGCGCATCGATCATGGCCATATCGTCTGTGCCATTCGACTGGTCCACGAAGTAAAGGATGGCAGCGGTGTGATCTTCGAGGGTGCAGAGGTTCGCAGCAAGTTCGCTGCATCGCTGGACTCGCTACGATCGACACTTATCAGTGCTGGTATGGACCCGGTGCAGCGCACTGCCCTAGCACGCAAGTGTAGACGTGGCCTGGACATACAGGAGTTCAACGCACTGCTGGAAGTGCTGCACGAACTCGGTGCTGTGCAACGGTTCACTGACAAGCTACAGGACTATGGCCGACCTGCCGAGTACTTCCGTGGCACCAACGTGTTGCTGTCCAAGGGACTAGGTGAACAGGTGCTAGAGAAGTTCATTTGAACTGCGAGCTATCCTGCTGCCAGTTGATCTGTCCCAAGCTGGTGATAGGTTTCCCTGCCAACTTACTCAGTGTGACATACATGTCATCGGCCAGCGAGTCCACCAACTTGTAGCGATCTGCCATTGCACGTGTCTGTTGGTTCAACCAGTTGCGCCGTTCTACAGGGTCCATCCCCTGCTTCTCGACACCACTCATCTGCTGCTTGATTGCAAGGATCGGTGCCATCGCTTGATCGATCCTACCGCTATATGCATGTGCAGACATCAGCATCTGGCGCACTAGCATGTCGTTGGATACAGGTGGAGGACCACCACCTCCAGGCATAGGCAAGCGTGCCGGACCACCAGTTGTGTAGCCTGCTGTGCCAACGTCGGGTATCTGTGGCAACTGCTTCAGTGCAAGCAATGTAGGCTGCACAGTCTCAGCGATCGGTGGTTGCATCGACAACCTGATCGGCCCCTCGAACAGCATCGGGTTCGTCTCATGTCCATGCTGCAACCAGTCATGGATGCCCATGCCCATGCTATCCCAATACGAGTTGCCTTGAGCATGGTAGCGCAGTATGTTGGCACCACTGTCATACAGCGATGCAGCACCAGCACCGATCACATTGGCCAGGATGTTCCTGAAGATTTCACCGTTCTTGCTATCCAGCGGTTCAGGTGTCTCACCTGGCACCTGTCTATCCACGCGCCCAGAAGTCGGTCCATGTATTGCACCAGCTATGTTTGACAGCCCATTGCTGATGATGCTGTTGTAGTCTATGTGACCGAGTATCGGTGGCAGGTTGAACATGTCGCCCATGTCCACACCGGCATGGCGTATCGCCATCGCTGTACTGGTAGTGATATGACCACTCAGAAAGTCCTTGATCCCTTCCCACACTCCGTTGAACACGTCAGGGTCATGTCGTGCAGCTATCGTGTTCACTGCCTTCGACATGACATCGAGCATGAATGCGTTCGCCATGCGTAGGCTACGAGGCAACGGTATCATCGTTGGCTTCGTCGGATCAGGATCAAGTGCCAGCGTGACATTGGCCTCACGCTGCTGTAACGACAACTGGTTCTGCAAGAAGTCCATGTGTGCTGCACTGCGCATGTGCGTGAGGATCTGCAACAGTGCCAGCGTTCCCATGCCTGTAGCCATCGTCAGTGCAGTGCGCGGAACGTTGTTGGTGACGGCTTTCGCTGTGCTACCAAGCTCCTGCATACCTACATTCAGCCATGGTATGTAGCCTGCACCCTTCTGTGCTAGATAGCTGCTGCCCTTACGTCCTGGGTTGCCATACAGGTTACGCACGTTGTAAGTGAGTGACTCAGGATCGATGTTCGGGTTGTCTAGGTTCAGTCGAGCTACGTAGTCATGACCTGCATCACTGATGTTGGTGAATGCTTCAGCCATTGCGTTGCGCAGGTTGATGACATATGGCTTCGCACCCATCCACTGCCCATCGAAGAATGCATGTGGCGACAAGTTAGCGGACTGCAACCGCACACCAGCACCTGACATGCCGAGCGGTCCACCCTTCTTACCAGTTAGCACACCGGGTGCATCAAGTGTGCCGACAGTTCCTGCACCAGATATGTTCAGGTCCTTGATCTGTTTCGTGTCACTGTTCTGCCATACATTCTCTGCGTGTTGGTGAATAGCATCAACGACCGGATCACCAGCTATAGCACGTAGCATCTTGTTCGCTGGGTTGGACGCTTCTGGATGGAATATGTCAGCGAAGTTCTTGATCCGTCTGTCTGCCAAACCCATCGCATAGCTCATAGGAACGCCAGCTAGATTGCCTATCACGTCGGCACCACGAGCGAGCCCAGACGTAACGCCTGCTGTCCTCTGCACAGCACGGTCTGCCATACCAGCATACAGTCTGTCTGGTGCATTGAAAGGTGCAAGCATTGCCACAGCAGCCGCAGTACGTCCTGGGACAAGCCGTGTCGTCAGCACTGCACCTGCCGTGCCTGTCGTGGTCTGTTGGAATATCCTACGTGCTGTGTTCAGTGCACCAAGCTGGACATGGGCATTGCCCAGGCTATGGTTCGTCATGATATCATACAGCACAGGGTCATCGATGCGCAGATATTTCGTGCCGCTTGCCGTGCGGACAGACACAATTGAGTCACGCACCTGTCCTGCTCCCACTCCAGGCATTCCACTCTGTGGATAGTAAGATGCATGTGCTCCTGTTGGTGCCTGTATATCAACCAAAGACTGAGCACCCTGCGGATACACACGTTGCACATCCGTCTGATGGTTCATCAAGTTCTGGTTGAGTCTGTTGCGCTCGAACTGCGGATACAACTGCTCCACATGCTGTGCCAGATCGAACACGGGGTTTGTCACGATCTGTGCCTGCCCTGTGTATGCGCTCGTGTCACGTGGCCCAAATGCGTGCATGGGCTTGCCATTCACATCCATCTCGGGCACGTAGTTCGGACGGAACTTCAGTAGATCACTGGCTTCACTCGGTGTGAAGAAGCCATAGCTAGGATGCACACCAACCTTAATCAGTCCGTCGGTGATGCCCTTGTAGTCTGTGGCTATGTCTGCAAGCTGTGGATCGGCCTGCATAGCAGCAGCCTTTTGCCGTAGCTCATCCGTGCCATGACCAAACAAGTTGTGTGCAACATCCTCAAGTGATGGCGTTGCTCCTGGGCCGTTAGCTTGCTGCCATAGCTGTGTGTTCCGATCACGTGTGTTGATTTCGTCCTGTGCCTTCAGTCCTTCAGTCAGTGCGATCTGTTGATCTGGTGACAGACGTGCGTACTTGTCGAGCACACCCTGCATACTTGGGATGGTGGTGTTCGTGGTCTTGTCGTAGCCTGTGGCTAGGAAGTTGCGGATCTTATTCTGCTGCAACTGCGTGTCATACACATTCCCCATCTGGCTCGTCAGTCGATCAGCCAAGTGTGGATCAGCACTGGTCAGGTTCACATAGCTCTGCGCTCCTGCAACATCATTGCCTACCTTGTCAGCGAGGTATGTGACGGTCGAGTTCAGTGGCGAAGCCTTCGGAGTGGGTGCATTCGTCGGTGCACCGCCCGGCGGGACCAGCGTACCACTACCAGCACCACGCGACATCACATCGTTGTTGTAGTCATTCACCTTCGCTGCGTAGTCAGGATTGCTGAACCGCGCATCACGTCCAGCATCAGTTATGGCTGCACCCATGCTGTGCGTGGCTTTGCCAGCGGCGAGCGCACCTAGCGTCAGGATTATCCCAAGGCCAGCTTGCCACAACGGTGTCGGTGTGCTGCCCTGCTGTGTGAACGTAGGTCCAGCCGGTGTAGTGCCGAACAGGCTGTCGTGCACGTCAGGAGTAGTTGGCTGCGTCCCGAACAGGATCGAGTGGGGATCAGGTGCAGGCTGCGCCGCTGGTGTCACAGCTTGCTGCACAATTGTGTCAGCCGATGGTGGTGTCGTCGTTGTAGCTACAGTCGTGGGGTCTGGCGCCTGCTGCTGCTGTGGTTGTGTCGGTGCAGCTTGCACAGGGTTAACTGCCAGATCAGCCATGCCCTGTGTCAATCCAATGCCAGTTGCGACCGGCACGCTCTTGCCTGCGTGCTCAAGCGATGGCAGCAGCACCGAGCCAACTGTCTTCAGGCCGCGCGGCAATGCATTGACGATACCACCGGGTGCAAAGCCTACACCAGCACCGAGTGCACTGCCGTAGATGTCTGCGACGTTGCCAGCGGTAGTGCTCATGTCAGGCTGAGGCAGCACACCACCTGAGTACTTATCAATACCTGCCTTGATGTCTGCACGGTTCTGCTCGAACCGCTGTCCTGCATCACTGAGTATCTGTGGAGGATCGGGGATATGTATTCCCCACTTTGCAGCGAGGCTATTCGGGTCGCTGTTCGCTAGTCGTGCTACCTGCGATCCGAGATAGCCAGCCGTGCCCATCAGCCCTTCGGCTGCACCAGCGAACGGTATGTAACCTGCCAGTCCAGGCAGCTTAGGGTCAGGTGCAACACTGCCGAGGATCATCGATCCAGCAGCGTTAGTAGTCTGGCCCATCGCTGCGAGTGCAGCCTTGCGCTGCTCGTCGCCCTCTGGTCCTATCGGTATGCCATACTCGTCGTAGTTAGGGAGTGGCATCAGTAATGTGTCCCGGTGGCTCCAACTACTGCAAAGCCACCGGCCTTGCTTGGATCAGCTACAATGTTGGGCACGCCATTGTTCTTCGTCATGCCTGCCTTGATGTCGGCATACACCTGTGGATGCGAGTTCTGAATAGCATCAAGCTGTGAGAGCACCTGTTGCCGTGCAGCTGCAGCACCAGCAGCAGTGTTCTGTGCCCGTGGTGGATTGTTAGCTGGCGTGTCTGTCTTTGCCACGGGCAGGTTGGTTCTATTTGGCGGTTGGTTCGGTGCTGTCGTGGTGTTGGGGAGTGGTGCATTCGGTGGTGGCCGATCGATAGGAACCAGTCCACCTTCATTCTGCAAGTATGCATCACGCTGTGCCTGCGACATACCAGCAGGGAAGCTAACGGTTGTCTTGCCGCCATACGGGTTGGTGAAGTCTGTGCTCGTGCGTGGACCAGCAGCACGTGATGAAGCATTCGCTCGTGCTAGATCACCTTGCAACTTAATGTTCGCAACCTGCACAGGTATCGATGTGCCAGGATTTACATTCAACCCAGTGATACCCTGCACGTCGGCTTGTGTTGCAGGCATACCAGCGTTGGCAAGTGACCACGTAGCAGCACCACCCTTCTGTGCAATGTCTGCGTTCTGCAATCGAGTGGACTGACCGATTGCCGCTGCTATGCTCCCAGGATCAGCACCACCAAACACTCCCTGATATGCAGGTGACGACGCCATGATACCGAGCGTTCCTGCCTTTGCATTCTCAGGCAGTGCCTTCATATTGGCTTCTTGTAGTTGTTGCGCCAACTGGTCATAGGCATACTGGTGCTGCTGCTGCAAGTCACCACTGTATACGTTCGCCGCAGCATCACGCTGTTGCTGGTAGTTCTCCAGCATCATCTGCGCTTCGGCCTGACTGTTGCCGACAGCAAGTGGAGCAAGCGTCTGCTCGATCGGCCATGGCTCTAGGCCGCGAGGATTAGTCGTGCCGTATGCAGAAGCAGTAGGCATCAGCCGAACCCTCCAGGACCACTAGGGCTATACATCAAACTCTTCATGTAGTTCTGTGCATTGAGTGCAGCGTTTGCTTCGTCGGGGTTCATAGATGACTCGTTGATCGCATTCGTCGGTGTGCCAGGAGTTTGGTCTGATGTCATATACTTATTGACCAGTGCACTGACTAGATTACTGCCTGTGCCTCCTGAGCCAAACGCTGTCTTGAGGTCGCTCAATGCACTCCCCGCTGCAACCTTGCCAAAGTTCGGATCAGCTATGCTACCACCGGCAGTCTTGGCTGCACTCTCTTCCTGACCGATTGCAGAGTTCATCCCTGCCATCCCATACACAGGTGCGATGCCTGCTTGCGATGCCCGCTGCGATACGGTCTGCGCCATCGTATTGTCCACACCACTCGGTGCGATGCCTGCATACTGGAACTGCGGGTTGGCTAGCGTAGCAGTGTTCGCTGCACTCTGCTCCAGCCCCTGCCTACGCTGCTGATTGATGTCATTCACACTAGTCATGCCCTTGATCTGTGCGTCGATCAAGCTTTGTCGCAGGTTGGTCGCCTGATCCTTCCCGATCTGTCCGAGCACCGGACCAGCGGCGGTGCCTGTGCGTGCGAACTGCCGCAGCGTGTCAGCCACCAGTGGCCTGAACGTATTGTTCTGTGCCAGCGTAGCCTGTTGTTGCAGCAGCCCCACCAGTTGATCGCTGCCCATAGGACGGAACGAACTGAGGTTCCGTTGTGCCGTATCCGCAGCCGAGCCAGCTAGTGTTGCACGTCGTGCAGCGTCTTGGTTTGCAAGCTGTGCCTGCTCACGATCGGTGGTGTTGCGTGAGATGCCTGCCTGCATAGCAGCGGTCGTTGCTGCTTGCGGTAGGGGACCGAGTGCGCTTACCCACTGATTAGTGGCAGGATCATACCTGATCGTTGAACCGAAGCTATCTGTTTGACCAGCAACACTACGTTGATTGATGAGCGCCTGAACCAGTGCTTGGTTGTAAGCATTGTTCCGCGCATCATTCAGTTGCTGATACTGGATGTCCTGGTTCTGGACTGCCCCGGAGTTCGACTTACTAGCATTGATCGCTGCCGAGCCCACTGCACCAGCAGCGGCAAGTCCGCCCGAGATTAGTGCAGCAGTGACTGCCATTACTTGAGTTCCTTGATAAAGCTCTGCTCAAAGAGCCTGTAGCCTAGCTTCGGAAACAGAGGCTCTGCGTCATAGCATGTCCGAGACATGTGTATGATCTGCCGTATCCCTCTAGCACGCAATGCACTCTCAGCATACTCCATGATCTTGCGTGCGATGCCCTTACCACGGAACTTCAGATCTACTGCCAGGATGTCACATGCAGCCATCGCTACGCCGTTATGGTGCAGGTGCGTGTGCATGTGATACATCACGAACCCGAGCATGGTGAGTTTATGTCGTGCTGTGATTACCAGCAGGTTGCCATGCTGGTCCAACGTGAAGTAGGTTCGCCAATCCATGTTGAGTGGCGGCAGTCCCTCCTTGGCGATCGTCAACCTGAAGTAGTTGTGCAAGATCTCGTCCATCTCCTGGTAGACTTCTTGCACATTCTCTTCCTGCATCTCCATCAGAATGCGCCCGTGTTACCGAGGCCACGTGTCTGCTTGGCCAACTCATCCTGTGACACGAAGCTAGGCGACAGATTGCCACCACCTGCTGCGGTCGGCACACCGTTCGGGTTGGCTGCGTTCGGGTTCTGGCTACCCTGTACTGCACCGCCTGCGTTAATCAGATCATTCAGGTTGGCGAACTGCGTATCACCAACTGCTGTCTGCAACGCTCCACCGAAGCCACTCACGTCACTGGCCACCTTGCCCTGTGCGCCTGTGGCATACGTGTTCGGGTCGAACTGGTCAGCCAGCGATAGGCTGTTCGCACTGGTCTTCGCACCACTGATGTAATCATTCAGTGCATTGCGGTCGGTGGATAGGATGCCTTGGCCTAGTGTATTCACTTGTGACGTAGCCGCAGCCTTCTTCGTATTCAGTGCATTCACTGCGGCCTGGTAGCCAGGATCATTGAGCGTGCCTCGCTTCTGCGCATTGATAAGCTGCTGGCTCAGTGGATCGAACTGCTGGTTGACGATATTGTTCACGTAGTCACTGGTCATCGTGTCAGGCAACTGCGTGTCAGCATACGTTGGTGCGAACAGACTGTTCAGTGCATTGCCTGCCTGTGTGCGCTTGCCTGCCGTGACTTGGTTGACGATCGTATCACCGAGGTTGGTCGGGAATGCTGCGGTCGGGTTGGGGTCCAGATCTTGTATGGATTGGAACTGACGCTGCAATGCTGGTGTGATGTCACTCGCCATATACTGGTTCGGGTCCACACCCTGCAACTGGAATGCACGTATGGCCTGTTGCATCGCAGTGTCATACGCCGACTGCCGACTGGTCTGGAACCCTTGCTCTTTTGCAGCAGCATCTGCTTGTGCCTGAGCCGTGGCCGCATCAGACTTAGACTGCTCATCAGCCTGCCGCTGCGTGATCTCAGCATTCAACTGGTCCTGTGCAGACGTGCCAGGGATGACCTTGCCGTTTGCGTCATACTGCGGATTGTCGATGAACGACTTACCGCTCACCGGATCAGTCAGCACAGTAGGCGATAGCGCCGGTGGAGCAGCAGCCGCACCACCACCTCCCTTGCCTCCACCACGCAACATGATGCACAGTTCAGGCTGACCACCGGATGTAAACATCACACATTCCTCTTGTATCTGTAGATGGTCCCGAACCTTGTGAACCCCATGTGTCGATACATCGCATCCACACCGACTGTGTTGATGCCTGCCACATCACCTGACTGCACCAGCATTGCACCCTTGATGTCGAGGCACCAAGAAACGAACCCACGCATCAGTGCGATGCCAGTAGCAGCACGCTTCACCGTGCCCTCACGCACATACCATGCATCCTCAATCCCCATGATCTTAGGACTGAAGTAGAACTGCACGACCTTGCCGCATACGGCACCAACGTAGCTGCCCTTGTTGTGTGCCAGTGCGAAGTAGTAGTTCGGATCGTGCATCACGCCCTGCATGGTTCCCTTGCAGAAGTCCCAATCGAACTCCGGTCCTTCGTGACCGAACGTGCCAAGACTATGCAACTCCTTGGCAAGTCCGACCGCGTATCCAATGTTGTCAGGCCCCAGGCGGGTTATTTGCACGATCAGCCTCAGTCATGCACTGGCCTACGATCGCCTGGATCGCACCCACCACCTGCTCATACGGTGCCTTGCGCAGCACCTCTACGACATTGTTCCACTCTGCTGCACTTAGCGTCACGCTCAATGGTGTGTTCGGTTCGATCGGTTGCTGTCTCACTGCTTGCCCTCCAGTGCTATGATGCGGGTAGATAGTTCTTGCATTCCATTCACCAGTGCTGCAACGATCGGGTCAATGCTGAGACTGAGTGTCCCTTTATCATCAAGCCCCATCTCATGCACTGCAAGAGGTATGACTTCTCTCACGTCCTGTGCAGAGAACCCAATCTCACGCTTGCCATTACTGATACGAGTGAACTCGATTGGCTTGAGCTTCAGCACATCGTTAAGCCCATACGGTGACTGCTCTATGTCCATCTTGCCACGGATGTCTGAGTAGTTCTCGTATGCTCCTGTTCCTCCTACTGGACCTATTTGGTTGATGAGTTTGTATCCAGCAGTACCAGAGAAAGCGATGAATGAACCACCACTTGCTGACACCCAGAACAAATCACCGTTCGCGCTATCCCAGTTCCAATACCAACCACTGGCTATGTTGATGACACGACCACTTCCACCAAGTCCAAACCAGAAGTCTCCTCCGTGGCATGACAGCCCACCACCAGCTTGTATTGATCCTGAACAGGTGAGATCACCTGATGTGTCTATTGACAAAATCGACGCACCATCATAGCGTATCCAGTATAGTATGCCTGTTGACCAGTTCAGTTGCCAGCCATAGTTGTCCAGCATAGAGAGCTTAGTGTAGTTGGCATTATCGCTCGAATATGAAGCTCGATTTGATGCACCGACGAATACTGAACCACCACTTGCATACACGTTGGCGAGAATGACAGCGTTACCGCCTGTAGTAATAGCACCATTGAAGACGCCATTTCCTCCACCATCGATGTGGAACAATTCTGTACTAGCGCCATTGAGGTATTGCAGCATACCAGAAGCACGCACGTATCGCAGTCGCCACCCAGCAGCATCCATCTGCAAGTCTACAGCGGTCGGTGCACCATACAGATAAGTGCCTGAACTGTTCAGCCGTAGTATCTGTGCAGCCTGTAATTCACCTGCGACGTATAACGTGCCACTCAGGTTGCCGCCACCCAACGGTAGGTAACTGCCACTGACATAGGCTGTCGTAGCTAGGTAGCCAACGTTGGTGCCATTGATTGTGGCGTATAACTGTCCATCCCAACCGAATGCAGAGAAGTGTCGGTTGCTTGATGCAATGACACCATATGCAACACCTGTGCCCCCAACAACTAATGTTCCAGTAAGTGTTCCACCAGTGAGCGGTAAGAACCCAACGCCGCCAACACGTGCATCTACATATTGCTTCGTAGTAGCTTCTAGCACGTTGCTTGGATCAGCGTGCAGGATCAGTGCACCAGTCATGGTCCCGCCGCTGATGGGTAGTGCATTACCGATCAGTGCAGCACTGGCAGCGGCAGAAGCCGCGCTATTAGCTGCAGCTTGTGCGGATGTAGCAGCTTGCGTCGCATAGAACATCGCACCCGGTGTTGTAGCGGACCACCGTATAGGATATTGTACACGATCTTGCTGGAATGTCGTCGGTGCATCAGAACTCGTATGTGCCTGAGCGCAAGACCAGATGCTACTGTCGGCAGGATCGATCGTAGACTGTCCATACGTATAGGCAGTCGTATTCCTCCACACACCAGTCAAGTTGGGGATGGCAGTATACAATCCAACGGTGGCATCTAGTATTGCCCAGTTGGTGTTAACGTCCTGATCCCATGGGTCTTGGTCGAAGTCAGGGACGTTCAGTTTCAGGTTCGGTGTAACGTCACCCACGTCCTATCTCCTTATGCCGCCCTGAACGTAGGATATCGAGATGCTGACGAACTTCAGTTTACGCTTCGTGCTACCGAAGAACCGCAGCTTCATCAGCTTGAACTTCATGACCCAGGCGTAGAGGAACTCGTTGCTGGTCCTGCGCCCACCACCGTATGGATTGTCACCGTATGGCGAGTTGCCATAGCCTGCACTGTCACCAGCCACGAACGTCATACTGAGCAGTGGTGAGTCAGCATCGTGGTAGTTCTGGATGTTGTCCACGTAGCCATTCACGGTAAACGTCGCATCACCTTGCGTGTCCAACCCGATGTAGCGTGTCTGCTTGATCTTCTGCCGCTGCTTCATATCAGCCCACGGCAGTTCCCAATTGAAGTCGATCGGTAGGCCCTCACCACCTGCAACATCGGGATCACCTAGTAGATCAGCACCGACATCAGGGTTGTCGAAGTCATATGCATACAGCTTGTTGTCGCGTGCGAAGATGACGTTCTGCAATGCAGTGCGACACGCAGCCTGCCAGTTCCATCCACGCAAGCGTGCCCATGCTTGGATCTTCAGGGCTGGGATGTTAGAATAGCTGAACCCGATTGTCTCGGTGACGGTGACACCATCCGCAGCCAATACTGGTGCGAACAGCATATACCTGAAGTTGCGCAGATCGTAGACTGCAAACACATACTTGCTGATCTGTGCTTGGCTTAGCGGCTGTAGTAGCGCAGTCGTCAGTGGATCGATCAGGTGACTGGCGCGGATCGGTCGTAGCGTGTTGAAGATGTTCACTCGACTGATCGAGTTGACCCCGACGTTGTCGCAGTAGAAGGTATCGTCACCCACACTGATGAGTGATCTGTGCGTAAGACAACCAAACTCTTCGATAAAGCCGTCATCTGAAGGTGTGTGCACAGCGGGTGTGCCAGTGTAAACACCAAGATTGAGGGGCAGGACGCCGCGCTCAAATGTGACCAGGAGCTTGTCGCGATAGGCGACCAGTCCCGTGATCGTAGCACTGCCCAGAGAAACACGAGGGCCAAGATCAAGATTAACAGCATCATTAGGTGCCGGATCACCGAAGTATGTCCCACTGGTATTGCGCGCACTGATGAACAGCGTGCTTGGGTCCGTAGACACACCAGCAATGCAGCAATACTCACCGTGTGCTACGATATACTTCCCCACTGGTGTGTTGACGTTCGACAGAGAGGCCAGATCTACAAGGAACTGGGCCTCCATGTAGTTTGGATCGGTAGGCTTGCCACTGACAATGATCGGCTTGCTTATGCCATCTACGATCAGCATATCAGAACTGAAGATGGTGAAGTTGACTTCGACCGATCCACCAGGCCATGGGTTCGCACCCGACAGCAACAATGGGAACTGCGCTCCAGTGCCATCGACTTTGGTCATGGCACCACTATCCTGCACCGTCACTACGAAGCCGTTGAAGTAGTAGCAGTTGACGATGGTTGACGTGTCCAACAACGCGCTCAGGAACTTCGTGCCAGGACGTAGCTGCAACGCACCGTCGATCGCACGCTCGATGTTGTCCAACACCTTCGCATACTTGGGCGACATGTTGAGATCGGTGTCGGTGACGTTCAGCCCTCCCTCGAAGCTGCGCACGGTCGTGGTTTGTAGGTTCTCCTGCGGCTGCTGACCGCGCGGATTTAGTCCACCACTTGTCTTGGTGAGATACATCTATAAATCCGCGCTGGCGGTGAAGACTAGATTGATGACCCAACCTCCGTCTGCAACCACGGTGCTATTCACCCATACCTGTGTTCCATCACCTATCCCCTGCACCGCGGTAGCGTTTAAGTTCGCACTGGAATTGCCAGTTGGAGTAAGTATAGGCCCCCTACGTGGGGCGACTGGTAGAGAGACTGTCTGACCAACGCCCATGCCCGCTAGTCCGTATCCGTTCGCAACACACTGAACGAGACAATAGAACCGTTGGCAATTCGCCAAGTCCTGCTGTGGGTCTAGCTTCTCTAGCGGCGTCGCGGCGCTGGCAATTTCAAGTTGCATACCCCATAGTGTGAACGTGCCGCTTTGCACACCGATACTACCCGCGTAAACATTGTTGGTGCTTCCCGAACTAAACCAAAACTGCAAATAGTAGAAATCATCACCGTTCGTGCCAAACACCTTCCCCGCTGTGCTTGGGACAGGGAACGTCACTGTGTAGCGGGTCATTGTCGTGCTGATCGTGACAGGGATGCCAGTCATAAAAACGCCTGCCGACGGTGAGCCCCCACTACCGAAATACTGGTCTAGCGATACTCCTATCTTTGGTGTTCCGCTCGCAGCCTTAGCCCAGAAGCTGACGGTGACTGTCTTACCCGATAACCGTCGTATTAATTCAATGCCCTGGAAAAATTCAGAATATGATCCTGCTGCTGCGTTGCCTACTACGACAGCCCGTATTGCATGGGCTGCTGCTTCATCTCCTATCGCTGTGCGATCTGCGTCTGTGAGAGCAACAACGGATATGCTTGTCGAGCCGCCTACAGCGGATACGGCCCACCGATCTGCCGTGTAAACACTTGTTGTCCATGGCCCTGCGCCACGCTGCAATATGTTGATTTGTGCATTATGGAGGATGTTGCGTCCTACATCTCCAGCACTCCCTGCTGGGCCTGTTGGTCCCGTTGCACCAGTTGCGCCTGTCGTGCCTTGTGGTCCTGTTGGGCCGGTTGCACCTGTCGGTCCTGTCGGTCCCGGCACAGTAGAGTCTGCACCTTTCGGGCCTGTCGATCCTTGCGGACCAGTGTTGCCTATCGGTCCTTGTGATCCAGTTGCTCCTGTTACGCCCTGTGCACCAGTGTTGCCTTGCGGTCCAGTTGCACCCGCTGGACCAATGTTACCTTGTGGTCCTTGTGATCCAGGTGAGCCTGGATCACCTTTCGGTCCAGCAGGACCAGTTAATCCTATCGGTCCTTGTGTTCCCTGCGGTCCTTGGTTGCCAGTTGCACCTGTCGGTCCAGCAGGACCCGTTGCACCTACTGCACCAGTTGCACCCGGTGGACCTTGTGGACCTGTAGCACCAGTAGCACCAGTAGGCCCAGCCGGTCCTGGCGGTCCCGGTGATCCACTTGGTCCTGGCTTACCACTTACATCTACATACTGCTTGGTCGCTGCATCGAACGCTGCAATGGGATCGCGTGCTAACGTCAGTATCCCAGTCATCGTATCGCCACTGCGCGCGACACGCTCACTGAGTGCTGTGTTTAGCTTGTCAGCCTTCAGTGGATTTTCACCACGTGAGAACGTCGTGCTCATGCAAGCGGGTCCTGATCCAACACGAAGTAACTACTGTCCACGCTATCTCCCATGAACTCTTCGCTCATGCGACGCGGATCGAGCGGGATCGGCTGCTGACTAGTCATGCTACGCGCGATCGTGCGACGTTTCGCTGCAAGCGTCTGGAACTTATTCACCTGTGCTGGGATCGTGCCATCATCCACGCAATACATCCATGCTGCATCGTATTGCAGCATGAGCATGTCGAGGTAGAGCACCGTGTCCAGACTGAGAGGCATCGTGGGACGCTGCACGGCCTGCACTGTGACTGTGCCCGTAGCAGTAACCGGGAATACTTTGAATGGCCTGTTCGGCACCGTGTAGTCGGGCACCATATACATGGGCCACGTAGCACCACTGAGTGCATACGGATTAACTGACTGTGGCAGTTCACGCACCTTGCGCTGCGTAACCCCAGGCCATACACTCTTGATGTTGGTGTAGTCGGTGATGAACCCGAGCGGTCCTTGCAGATCTTGTGTTAGTGCACCAGTCGCACCATCCAACCCTGATTGCACGAACGTTTCATACTGAGGCCACCAGAAGTCATCGAACTCCATCTGGAATGCATCTTGCACATGCTGCTGTATCCTGTTCGCAGAATACAACTGTGTAGCCACGCCTGGAACCTGAGACAGTTCGGTGATTACTGCGTTAACAATGTCTCGCACTCTGACTGGCATGATGCACTCCTACACGGAAAGCGGTGTGTCAACGAGGGGGATGACACACCGCTCCATTCAGCTAGCAACAACCTACCGGCCAAGCTAGGCCGCTGCTTGCTGAAGTCCGTGTAGACCACCATGGTTGCTGGTGTTCACATCATTCACACAGTCGCACGATGCGCTGATGATGTTTGCACCATTCATCGAGGTCGTCGTCGTGTATGTGCCACGCGGATCAGTCGTCACGTTGGTCTGTGGATCGACAAGGCTAGGAGGCTGCAACGTGCCTGCTGCAACAACTGCACCGTTGGCGATCTCGTAACCAACACGCAGCGTCTTGTAAGGCAGTCCCAGCTTCACACCCGTGCCGATACTCATCGTCGTAGCGGTGGCAGTGTAGGACACGTAGTTGAGTGCCTTGAACGCCTTGTTGCCTATGACTGGCGTAGTGCCATTCATAGTGAACTGTTCAGCAATCGGCTGGCCAAGGTAGTCCCAGCCATACACAACGGCTGCCGTGGCCATCGCAGCACCAGCAACCAGCACGACGTTGCGACCGAACGGGTCAGGAATTGCAGCCACACCGCTCAGGTCGAGCGATGCACCTGCTGCAACACTTGCAGCATTCAACAGGCTAGTCGCATTCGCAGCCAGCGGTGCACCGAAGTTCACGCGCGTGGCACCGTTGTAGTTCACATCACTGCTGTATGCCATCGCTGGCACATACATGTTGATGCGACGCGGGAAGTTCGTCCCGATAGCCATTACGTTAGCCATTACTCAATCTCCTCGCCATTGAGCGTAGCCAGTCCACCTTGGCTACGGGCTCGTGGTCTGTTGTGTTGCGACCGCTCTACAATCTCCTTCGGAGACAGTGCCAGGTTGTTCGGCACTTCCTCACCAGAGTTCATATCCACGAGCCGTGGCTGCTCCAACACGCCGACACGCTGCAACTGTTCCTCATCATCCGCAGCAATGAACATGCTGTGCCCCTGTGGGAAGTAGACCATGTATCCGTCATGGAACACTTCCTGCTTCGGCACCAACTTGCGTGTGATGACTTGCTTGTTGCCAAGCGGTCCTACGTTGCGCACATCTTCTTCGATGTGCATGACCATGCGTGTGAAGTTGCCTTGTATCTTCTCAGCCTGGAATGCAGGCTTGAAATCTATGTTTCCTGCCATTACGCGCGGCCCTCTTCGTCAGCGATACGCTGCCGCTCCGCTTCTTCCTCTTCCTCTTCAGGAGTTAGCGGATGTTCGCGTGCCTGTGCATCTTCCTCCGGCGGCGGATCGGGTGGCGGCTCTTCCTCTGGTACAACAACGTTGTGATCTGGCCCATACGACGTAGCGTTGCGGTATGAGTTCAGCAACTGCGTATGCTGCACACTGCCAGCTACGACTTCGACCTGCCCAGGCAGTGTGTCATCGTAGCCTGCGTCAACAAATTCCTCAGGTGCTGCCTCACGTGCCGCAGCCTGTTCCTCAAGTGCAGCCTTGTGGTCTGCCGCAGCTTGCTCGCGTGCAGCTTCCCGATCATCAGCAGGCAATGCTCTACGATCCATCACACATTCCCCTCAGTTTGTGAGCACCGCATGTGTGCGGAACGCTCTCCAGAGACACCATTGTCCTTGCCAAACTACTCTTGATCCTACGGCGTCTACATTCCATGGCGCGACGAGTTCTTTAACCTTCATATTGACTCCACGCAGCATATGAAGTCTCAGATAGGTGTCGTTGATGAAGTATGCGAAGCTGACGGGGCAATCTTCGTCATACATCAGCGGTATGCCATTGTGCATGACGCCCTCGAAGCCGAGGTCGAACATGCGCTTGCCGGCCTTGCCTTCGCTGAGCGGTATCGTCATCTTGTCGCGCACAGCCTGCCGATACATACGGTAGATGTTGCGCCCTGCCAAGATCACGGATGGACGGTCGCCTTTCAGCGTTAAGTCCATCAGCACGTCATCGAACACTTCTTCTATGTTCGTGCTGTCCATGCCGCCAGCGAACACGTAGGCACTGGTGCGCCACTGCGGCTGAGTAGCACGGTTGATCCCTCCCAGTGTGCCCACGAGGGGATTGGTTGGGATGAGGCTACCAAGGCCGAGCGGATCAGTCCCACCACCAACAGCGTAGAGATACTGAGAGAACTTATCCTTGATGCTCTCTTCAAGGACATTCATCTTCTCCTTCATCAGCTTGAAGATGGCGGCTGCACCGTTGTTCTCGTCCTGCTCCTGATCGCTGATGATGACTGTGCCAGCCACACGGCTATAGCCATACTCCACAGTATCGAACTCATCGGTCTGGTTGACCGGCAATGGAGTGTAGTAACTATAGCTCGTGATGTTCGGATTGCGCCCGACCGTAAGTGGGTTGGTGATGTTGTATCCACCATCCTCGTAGTCCACCCGATCGTTCGCGAACACCCATGCCATCAACGCATTCGACTTGATACTCGCCAGGACCAGCTTCCGCCTAGACTTGGTGAGCGTGCTGTGCAGAACGTCTGCGACAGCGGGGATGATTGTTCCTACAGGCATAGCCTACCCTCTCAGTTGAATTGAACACCATGCTCCTGCATCGACTGCCGAATGATATCGGCCCACGATGCATTCTCATTATACTGTTGCACTGCACCGTTACCCACGGGTGTAGTGCCGTTACCGCTCGCACTACGCCTGCCAGGAAGCGGACGTTGCGGAGCTTGTTGCTGGGAAGGCTGCTGAGGGTTAGGCTGCTGGTTAGGCTGCTGTCGTGCAGCAAGTTGCTGCTTCAGGGATTGCGTCCAATCGAGGCCGTTCTCGTGTGCCCACCGGATCATCTTGGTGTAGGCAGTTTGGAGAGGCAATCCCGGCTGAGCATTGAGCATTTCGGCCAGAACGTCAAGGTTTGAGTTCGCTTCGGAGTTATCTTCGAGGAATGAGTTCAGGTCAGCTTCGGCACGATGTCGTTGTTGCACCGCAGCTTGTGCCTGCTGCGTCTGCTGGGTGAGCGGCTGCATCTTGTTGTCGATCATCCGCTGGATGGCATTGAGGTCCATCCCCGGCGAAACACCCTGCTCCAAGAACGGAATAGGGTAGCCCTTACTCTTTACTTCCTCGACCAAGTATTGGAGCGTCTTGACAGGATCACGCAGGAAGTCAGCCATCACACGCACAGCCGCAAGCTGGTCTGCGGGTGCGACATTCAAACGCACTGCTTCCTGCGTGACTTCGTTGATACCAGCAAGCTGCCTGGATGCGTTGCCAAGCTGCTGCTTTAGCTGTGCATTCTCCCGTGCATGGCGTTGACCAGTCTCAAACACATGACGTTCGATGCCGCCACGTGCGACTGTCTTGCCACTGACAGGGTCTACCAGATCACGTGTGTTGGGGTTCTCTGTATTCGGAACTTCAACAAGGCCATCATGTCTGCGTCTAACTGCTGCTGGAGGTTGTTGAGTTGCACTGCCCTCTCCACCAGGTTGGGTAGGCTGAGCACTAGTAGTTCCTCCACTATCACCGCCATGCGATGGCTGGCTACTTGTCTGTCCTCCACCGCTCGTATCGGTGCCTGCATCGTCGCCTCCACTATCACCCTGGAAGTCAGGGATTGAGTTGAGGATGCTGTCTTCTGTTCCGCTCATGCTGCTTGTCCTGGCTGCGTGCTACCCTGTGACTGTAGCATCTGTTGGAATATCTGTGCTGGTGGCACACCTTGTGCCAGTGCATTGCCGATCGCTTGCAGAACAGGCGGTGGAAGCTGTTGCAGAGCTTGCACTACGGCTGCTGCAACCTGCATACCACCACCTGCCTGCGGTGCACCGGGCTGAGGTCCTGGCATCGCACCGGTACTAGCCGGGCCTGGAGCACCACCGGGTGGGGATGGAGCTTGTTGTCCCGGTGCACCACCTTGCTGGGACGTTGCCATCGTAGCAACTTCTGCTGCAATGCTGTCCCAATCCTCTTTAGTAATCATGAAGTCGTCGAATGCCTTGCTGAGCATATCCAACGACACCTTCAATGCACTTGCAGGTGCAGCCCTGACATACTGTGCCATGACCTGTCCGACCTGCACAGCCTCCTGCTTCTTCTGCTGTGTGGTCAACTTCTGTGTGCTGCCACCAATGACGGTGACAGACATCCGTGCGTAGTCAGTTAGGTTGTTGAGCGGTGCCCAGAACTGACTAACATCCAAACCAGTGAGCTGCATCACTGTGGTCGCATCCATGAACCGCAGGCACAACTGCGCTAGCTTCCAGCCTACGTCGCCAAGCGCATCCTCAATGGCATCCAGGCGCATGTCCATGCGCATGTTGCCCATCGTGCTGTAGTAATCGATGGCCTTGTTCGTCGTGTTCGTCTTGAACTCACCGCCTCGCTCTGCTTCGCTCGTATTCGCGATGCGGTCTACGCTCGCATACAAGTCCTTCTTGTCGAATAGCTGCGCGAATGCCATACTCGGGGGCGGTATGCTAAACACTGCATCCGTGCCCTTCACACCCTCGGGTAACTTCAGCGGTGTTGCTGTCGCATCAGGACCCTTAAGTATCTTGTCAGCCATCTCCTGTGTGATGCCAGTCTCAGGGTTGAAGAAGATGTTGCGTCGTGCCCACAGGATGCTACGCCGCTTCTCATCATTGATCTCGTTGATCTGGTCTTGCTGGTCCAGATAATACGAGACCTCACCCTTCGCATACACTGCCACGGGGTTCTCATGGAACCACAACGGTGTCAGTGGGAAGAAGCCCTGCAACTGGTATGGGTCATCCCACACCCAGATCGGCCACTTCCAATCGTTGTCAGCATACATCTCAAGACGGCGCGTGACACGATCCCACACATACCACACGCGGGTCATGCAGGCTTTGTCGAATGCGTCCTTCGTCTCGAAGCCATATGCTGAGTATGCATTGTCCTGCTTGCTGAACAGCGTGAAGTCATCGTCACCGTTGCTCGTGCCACTGTCGCCAGTCAACACGTGTGTCGGTTCGAAGATGCTATACACATCATCGCTGTCAGGATTGTTCGGGTCCTCTTGTCCATAGATCGCGTTGATATACGACGTGGGTAGCATGTCCTCGATCATCACCCAGTTCGCATCACCCAACCATGGATCAGCGGAGTTCGGATCGATCAGCACCTGATGCGGCATACGCAGCCTAAGGAACGGACCACTCGGTTGCAGGAACTCTACCTTCTCTTCCAACGCAATGAGTTGACCTTCGATCTCCCTGATCTCGTTGTCGTCCTTCGCTGCGGCCAGTTGATCGCTCAAACTCTGCAAGTCAGCGATGGCTTGCTCGCTGCTCTTGTCTTTGCTGGTGTAGCCGATCTCGAACCATGCCCGGTTGGTTAGCAGTGCAATTACGACGTTCTTCTTCGCCTTGGGCTTGATGTTGATGCCAGGCGGATACTTCATGGTGAATAGCTTGTCGATCAGCTTCTGCAACGCGCGTGCGAACTCATCGCCCTGCTCAGTCACAGCCGAACTGCCGACCAACTCATTCGTCACTGAGACGATTGGGTTCTTCGCATACAACTCTGGTATCTGCGCATTTACATTCGCGAAGACAATGTTCTCAGTGCTGCTGAACCGATCATTGAGCCGACGGGCCACGTGTCGATTACCCGCAACAGCGCCCGTGCGACTAGCGCCAGTAGTTCCCATATTATGACCATCTCGATGATCCGATTGGTCATGGTTGTAGTATCGTATGGCCTCATCCCACGCATCGACAAGGTCTTTCATCCCCTTCTGCGCAACATCCCTACGACTACGCCAGATGCCACCACGCTTACTAGAGACAGGTATACGGCTATCAGGCATTGCTTTGTAGACAGCCGGTGGCTCCGGTGCAGCGGGCAATCCAACACCGGCTTGGTCAAGTGAGTTCTCAAGCGCATCTCCACTCGCGTCTAGATTAAGCTGCGGATCGTCTTGCTCGAATGTGCCGCTCACTTGTGCCTCGCTCTCGTGCCACGGTTTTGTTCACGCTCGATCTCGTGCCACGCCATCCACGCGGGCGGTGCATCAGGCTTGCCTGTGTAGCGTGCCAATCGTGGTCGATTGCTCATAGCATACTTCCACATGTCCATGGCATGGTCGTTGCGATCCACTGGCTTGTCAGTCGTCTCATCGCTGCCATCGCGGTGGAAGTAATACTCTACGATCTCATCTATGAACCAGTTGCAACTGTTCGCCACATAGAAGTGCGGCGCCATGTGATGACCAGTAATCGGGTTCTCATGAAGCGCAAGCGGCGTGAGGTATTGCCAGTTCTTACTAATGCCGGCATTGATGTCGTTGTTTCCACGCTGCATCCGAATGCCCTCGTCACTGAACATCTCTGCGACCGTGGTTCCAACAGTGCGAGCCGAGCCTGCTTTGCGCCGAAAAACATCAGGGTCCGCGTAGATGGGGCCAAGTTCTTCTTCTTCGATCCGATACTCTGCGCGTATAGTCGATATATACTTCGCCGCAGCGGCAACGGTAAGCTCCGCAATCCTGAACCCATCGAGCAGGAGCACATTGGCGTCGTCGTCAACGAAGAACAATCCATAGCAACTGTGCCGAGACAACCCATGATCGTAACCTTCGACAAATGAAGGCTGAAAACCGGACATGCGCAATTGGCGCAGATACGTTCGGATATCTTCATGACTAAGAACATGGACTGTCTCATCGAACTGAGGATAGATCAGTCCGCTCAGTGCACCCCATCGTCCATACACGAAGCGTTCACGCATACTGCCTGTGTAGGTGGCCAGCATCCCTCGGATGTAGTCCTGTCCTACGTTGTCAACGTTCTCGTATGTGCTGCCCTCGAACAACTCAATCAGTGGCACAGGCTTGCTATCCACGATGACTGGCTTGCCATTATCATCGACCTCACACAGCAGCTTCTCGTTGACGATGCCGCGCTCAGTGAAGTCATGCAGTGGCTTGACGATCTCTCGGTAGCACCAGTTGCGTGTCGGGTTGAGAGTTGCCATGAACCAACGCGGTCCCACGCGCGGCATGAGCACGTCGTCTCCTGCATACTCTGTGTTGCCACGCAGACGCCCCATCAGGTCCATGAAGTCTTTGTGCGAGAACTCAGGATCTTCTAGTTGGTCAACCACAATCCAATCGTACGTAGCTGATAACAAGTTGGACTTCGAGTCCTCTGTCTGTTTGCCCTGCTGTGCGACATACCTGAAGTTGACAGTAGACCCATTCTTCAGGAGTAATGTGTTCTCGTCGCGCGAGGGCATACGCTTTATCCAAGGCGTCGGACACCATTGTAAGAACTCGCGCCTTATCGTGTCGTTCAACTTCGGGTAAGTCGAACGGGCAATTAGACCATTGCACCCCGGATAATCCTTGCATAGCTTGAGCGCCTTTATGCAGGTCGCCGCTGTCTTGCCGTTGCCGAACCCACCACCGATGAACTGCACCTTCTTCATCGACTGATGGAACCTGTCGTGCATCCCACCTTCAACGATCTTGTATCGCTTGCTCACGTCGTCACTGCCTGTAGTTCGCTGTTGGACAGTGCGCGTGGCCAGTAGCGCACGCGGCGGATGGTGCCGCTCATGCCGTCGCCAGCGGTTTCGTCCGCCATGAGCCGAACCCCGGCAGTGGCAAGCGCGGCGTAACCCGCCGTTAAGGTCGCCGATGAGGCAACGGCCCCGCTATTCAAGCAAACCGTAGCACTGCCGGGTGTCCATGCACTCGCGCCTTTAGCAACCGCGCCGGGCGTCATCGCATTGGCTGTGAACATCCCTGCGGCACCGTCATATTGCCCCATCCAGCCGCTGGGAAACGCCATGAGCGGCGCGATATTCCCCGCAAGCGGATAAGATACGACACGCGGCGACAGCGACGATGGCGGATTGAAGCCGATAAACTCTGCCATCCACGAGCCGCCGGGGGATGCAAACCATGGCGACATATTGGCTGGTGGAATAGTGCAACTATCCTGTGCCCGCGTAACCGAGGTACCTACTGTTGGAATATACGATGTGGCGAAACTGCCTTGCTCTACTTGCCCACCCCAAGCATAGATGGTCTGTGCAGGTTTAGCTGTTTGTGACCCTGCATCTCGCAGGTCCACGCCAACGTCAAAGTATGCAGTCCCGGCGACCATGGTTGGCGAGGTAACACTGAACCGCTGCCACTGCGTCGTCAGCGTCACAAGGGTGCGCGCTGCGGAGGAACCTAGAACGCCGAGATAGAGTTGCTCTCCACCAACGGCACTTCGTAGATAGATGCTAAACGTGTATACTGTTGCGTTTACCGGAACTGGTTGATACAAAAGGCTGTAGGCGCTCCCACCAGACACGGCAGGATAGGCGACCTGATCGCCCGACAGCGTTCCGTCCGGTGCTGTCACTTGGTTTGCCGTCACCACAGGAGCAGCAGCGCCGGAGCCTTCCTTGATCGTTGCTGCATTCGACACATCGGCGCTCTGCAGCCAGAGGTTCGTCCGCGCTTCCTCGATCAGCAACCCGCGCAGCGCATGCGTCACCGGATCGTAGTCCCAGCGTGGTGCGCCGTTCGGTGCTGTGGTGGTCGGGATGTATGGCGATGCAGACGCGCCCTGCTCTACCTGAAATCCCCATACATAAACTGTCTCTGCTGGTATGGCGGTTGCTGTCCCGCCACGCATGTCAGCGCCAACATCGAAGAATACTGTGTCAGGTCCACTAAGCGGCGAGACTGTAATACTATATCGCTGCCATGCCGTAGTCAGTGTGATGCGAGGACTATCCACATACTGGACTGTGCTGCTATTGGCTCCTAGGTATATCTGTTCGCCACCAACGGCACCTTTTAGGTAGACACTGAATGTGTAGGTTCCAGCCGCTGGAACAACGAACGACTGATACAGCACACATGTCTCGCCTGTGGGCACCGCCGGGAATGCAGCCGACGCTGCGGTCAGTGTGCCATCGGGTGCAGTCGTCTGGTTGCCGGTCGTCACCGGTGCCGACGTGCCAGCGGTAAAGAAAGATGCGGCCAGTGTTGCATCGCCACTATGTAGCCACAGGTTCACCGCCGCAGTCCGCATCACC